GTGAGGGTGGCGGTGGGAGAGTACCAACGTTGTTTTTTTGTTTTGTGTTTTTTCCCGTTACTGGCAAGAGAGTGAGATGATACACCCAGCCACTCGCACTTGCAGCCTTGCTCTTCCGACTTCTTCCTTGTCAAACCGGTGGGAAAGCCTTCCCTCCAGCAAGGCTCCAATGTTAACAGCCGATTGTGTATTCAAAAGTAGGTGCTTCTGAGTAAGCCTGGGGGAGGTAGACTTGATCAGGTTACTCAAGACTTGTTTCCTTGTAGGATTAGTGTCAAATGAAGGTGTTATTCGGAAAAGTTCAAACCAAAGTGCTGAGAGAATCCTCGTTCCTTCCGGGAGATAGTAAGCATTGACCCGGAGAGCTATTCCTGTGGAGCTAAGGGAAGGTCCATGTTTATTACCAGTAAGGGGAACCTGCAGAGGCTTCACCTTCCCTCCACTTAGGAGTCTGACAATCAGTTCGTCATCTGGGTCCACGGGTGATTCATAAATTTCAGTGGACCCTCCTTGGGCACAGATGCTTGCTGCAATCCTTTTGGCATTGCCACGTTCATAAATCTTGACCATAGTGCTGTAGACCAATGGAGAGACAAAGTTGGCGAATTCCAACCGATCAGACACACCAACAGACTCCACGTCGATTAGGACTGTAGCTTCCCTGTGGTTAGCACACCAGTGGTAGAAAAGACTTCTGAAGGTTCCATCAGTGATGTCCCCAGAGCTCATCCAGGAGAAGGGGTGTGTCCTGTACTTGTTTCTTTGCCTGACCAGGGGTGGAGTGTACATGGGGAAGTGTTCTCGCTGAGACATGAGTGTAGATCTTAAGTCAAATCCAACCACCTCCCTTCCTTGGTCACTCAAGTACCCGGCTAGGCCTCCGGCCCCGACTCCGATGATGGCTACGGTACTGGAGGTCTTGTCGATAACAGGCGCCCACCGGTACAGGGCAGATGATAGCAATGAGAACGGGGCTCGTGACCAGCCCATTACCCGTTCTGAGTTTGTTCTCTGCTCGGTCGAGGCACTGGGTGTGTCTAGCGTGCCTCCGACAGTGGTGCATGTGTGACAAGAGACTACCTGCAACACTCCGAGGGATGCTTGTGTATACGAGCTCTTCCCTAACACTTGGCCGGCCAGGGGTTCGCATCGGAGGAGACGGAGAGCCTCATGAGGGGATGTCCTTATCCATTCAAGGGGATTGTTTCTGCTAGCTGTGGCCAGGTCATAATAAGGAGTGCACTCATTCAGTATCACATCCTCAGGAATGTTGTCCCTCCTGATGTGGAGGGAGTATTCTGCAAGAGTAGCAAGTCTGTGGAACCAGTTCGGGTCACCTTGCGGTAGAGCATAGCTCCAGAGCAACAAGTTTTCAACTAGCACCGTAGCTTCTGTGGACTTTGAGGACTCAAAGGCCCTTCTGTAGAACCTATAGACGTTCGAAAGGTTCAAGGAATCAAGGATGCTCTGAGTTTCTTGAGCCACCGAGAGGGAGAACAGCGAAGCTGCCCGTCTAGCAGAGTGGATTCCAGGCCCAGGAACCATCCCAGCATCGAGATATCCTGGAGTGTAAAATAGGGTCTCGCTAACGGCCGAGTAAAGGGCATATGCCACTTTGCAGCACATCGAGTATATTGTCATTCTTGGTGAGCAGGAAAGAGGGTGCTTTGAGACTGTAACAATGGCTTGAGTTAGTGTGGCGTCGAGACATGCAAGTGCGAGGGATTCCTTGAGCATATTCCATGTAAGGTGTTGGGATTCAGGAATATCAATAAAACTTTTCCCGACACTAACCCGGCCTGGCTGGTTAAGTGCCCTTCTCACTTCCCTTTTTAAAGTCAGAGAATCAACCGCTAAAGCCCTGATGGCCTCCCTCACAGCAAAAGTGCGCCGCTCTGATGTATCTAAGTCCGGGAATGGTGTACCCCGGGGTCCTCTCCACACCAATGATGAGTAAACAGCCCCCTTCACCCTCATGGAGGAGGCCGTAAGATAGTAGTTTGCAGGAAGTAAGGGCGGCGGAGTGTCGAGCCTCTTTGCCGACACTAGAGAGGTGTTGCCTACTACATCAACATTGCATAAATCTAATACTGCATAGAATATACTTGGGTTGGCTATTGTGCATGGGTTAACAACCGAGAGGCAAGTTCTGACTGCCATCAATAGTTCCTGGTAAGAGAACTTATAGTCCACATCACCTGCTCCCATCTTCCCTGAGAGATCCGTGCTCATCTGCAGGTGTGTTGAGAAACTGAAGGGGCTCAGAACTGATGCACCTTCGGGGATAGTAGATGTGGAGTACCGGTGGACAATGGAACCTCCATACATCTTCGGAATGTGAGGCTCTAGGTAAGCCAAGGGAAACCTTAACCGGGACTGGGCCCATGCCCCTATCTCAGACCAGAGGGGGGAAGTTTCTTCACATATGAGCGATCTGATTTCCAAGATTTGTCGGGCCTTAGTTAAAGGAGGAGTAACCTCGATCAGGTTTGCGCCGTAAGGTTGTTTTTTGGGAAGCGTGTCACCCCCAAGGTACGGGTCAATAGGCCCCCTGCTCATGGTTCTGATCCCATCAACCCTGTGAGGGAAACACGCTATGATCACTCCATCCTTACACGACAGGTCTTCAGCGCTGGCCGACATCCTAATGCACGAGAACGGGTGTACAGCTCCAAGGTCTTCCATAGTCCCGACTCCCCATCGCTCCCTTAGCTTCTGAGCAAGGGAGAGAGGGGACAGAGGCTCAGAGCGATCCCTAACTCCCGTCTTAAAGATAGATGCTGTCCTCTTGGCAATATCCTGCCAATATCCTAGATCAGCAGCTATTACTCTACTCGCAGTCCCCAGGGAGCCTCCAGCTGCCTTGCCTATCAAGGTTCGGGTGTTGGTAAACCTGCTTGCAAATCGGTCTACCTCGACATAGGGGATACACTCATACAGATCATGAAGTACCTTGGGATGGTAAGGACGGAAAGAACCGGCCCAGTTCTTAAAATTACTGAGTCCCTCTTCAGAATCTAGATCAAGAATCTGCTGGATTGTGCGGTTTTGGTTGATTGACAGTAGTCTCTCTTTAACAGTGTTGCGGATAACAGACGACGGATGACTTGCCCGGTTCAGGGGGATAGAATAGGGCTCTTCAAGTAGCTGTGTGAGATCAGGTTTTTCTGCTATACCTGTCTCTCTCTTGAGCCACTCGTAGAGTCTCTCTGTCTGGTTGAAATTCCTCAGAAGGTCTATTGAGGTTAACGATTGAACCAAAGGATCTGCACTACCTTTGTAAAGGAATGAGAGGTAAGATGCCGTCGCAATTCCTCCAAGGTTGGCCGGCATAAGTAACAACAGGCAAATTAGATCGCTTTTCATTGCAAGTGTCATATATCCCCAATGAAAGGCCTCTCCTAGTTGGAAAGAATGGAGTGAGGAAAATGCCAGCTCTCGCCTAAGTGAAATTGACGCCTGGAAATTGCACAGGAAATAGGTCAATGGCATAAGGTCTGTTTTTTCTGTGGCTGCTATTGAGTCAGACCAGATGCCTGCTATTGACTCGAATGTGGAGGGAGTATCTTGAGTTCGGGTAGGAAATAGTCTAGTGACAGACTTGAGAGTACTGGGTAGTAAGGCACCTTGTGAGATCACTTCCTTCCCAAACGTGAACCCGCTGGTGGAGAGGATGCACTCCTCACCTTTAACTAGGTGGCCAAGTTGCCGGCATCCGTCTTCCAAGCTCTTCAATACATTCCGACAAAGTAAAGATATAGACTTCTTTGAACTGAACCGAGCTTTAGGAACATCCAACACTAGGACCTGATTGTCTGCAGAGCCAATCACCTCAAACGGTATTCCGTATTTAGATATAGCCATTGAAAGCATAGGAGAGGTGAAGAGAGACCACGGCTTCTGACAGAGCCCCTCAAAGCCTCCTTGGTGGCAAACACTGTCCAAGGGACCCCCATATGAAATATTACACGGAGTGAGTGGCCCGTCGATTTGAGCACTCATGTCGGGAGGATACGCAGGGTGCCGCAATAGGATTGTCGAGCGAGAGAAGAAGTTGTGGCCGAAGTCAAAACACCTTGTTTTTCCATACAGGTCATTCAGATCGTGGCATATCGGGTCGACAGTCTCTCCTCTCATATAAAGATTCCACGAAGATAGGTCGACCTCAATAAAGACAGTGGTGGTTGTAGCAATATTAGTGGTATTGGGGTCTGTAAGCTCAATAAACTTCTTCCGGAGATCCAAGTAAGAATGAGTCATTGTAAGATAAGAGTAGTCCTTGAGTATCCCATTTGCCAGGTTGTGCTCACAGCACACCAAGAACGTTCTGATCTCAAGAGGAAGCATGGCAAACATTCTTGGCTCCAACTTCATTTCTCTTTCTTTCGGAAAGATGCAGACTATGTACATACCAGGGTCGACAGAGTCCTCCTCTACAAGTCGGATGATGTCTCCAACACTGAACTCCTCTTGTCGGAGCACCTCAAGAAGGGCTCTTCTGCTGGTGGTAACTTTGGGGACCATCTGCTCTATCCTCTCCTGCCATGTGCTCCAAATCTCAGGCAGCAAGCACGATATCGCCTTATCAGATATTAGTGATAGGAAATCCTCCCCCTCATCGAAAGTATACTCCTCCCCGAATCTAACATAATCCCAATCAGAAGGGTCATAGTTATCCTCATAGAGATTCAGACGTGGGCTGGGAGACCTCCAAATCTTCCACAGTCTGAGTCCTTTTGTTACCCCAGGTACCATTAAGAACCTCATCTTGGGAAGTCGACGGTGCTTCTGAAGGAAACTACGTGCGTACATGTGGCAAAAATGCTGTCGATGCCTCTTAATCACACTCAATGGTATGGCTAGCTCTTTGGTTGCAATCTCTTTGACCTTCTTAATTCCGTTGATAGGGTCAACTACTGGGTGTCCGCTCAGCTTCATTGTTCCGAACGCATCCATCATAGCTCTTCTGTCTCCTTTCATTGACCCTACAATCTCGAGCAGCCTGGAAGAGAGGCCCTCAGAACCCCTTATACTGGACTCTTTTGCTCTTATTTTAACCATCATGTTGTTAAGAGGAAGAAGGTCCTCTTCTAGCACATTTTCCGTGCTCTGGAAGATAGCAGTCTTAAAAACTGCCTCTACTCCCTTAATAATCTCATAACCTCTATTGCCTAGTTCAACTATGCATAGTTCCTGCCACTCAATTAGGCTTACTAACCCGGAGGAGGACAAACCTCCACACACTTCTGCGGGCCGGAAATCGATTGATAGGGATGCGAGCAGGCGGGAGGATGTCAGATCTTTGAACATCAGGATCTGATCCCAAGTCAATAGGAGCAAGGACTCTGTGCTGTTAGGTTTCCACAGGACGTAGTCACCATTTATCAGGAAATTATCAATATCCCCTGGCACTGAAACATCCACCCATGAAAGCGGGCATGTGGCCAACGCATTTGTTGCCAGAGTCTCGAGAGCAATCCAGAAAGAGCCTCTCTGAAATAGTGAAGTAGTCAGAGGAGAGAGCTGGCCTCTCATCACGGACTTAAGGAGGTTCCCTCTGTCTAGTGTTGCTTCATCCTGTTTAATCCAGATGGATTCAACCACCTCAGAAAAGAAGCTCTGTAACCTCAAAGAGTCAGACAGTGAGCTGGTTAACAGCTCACTTCCGGTGTCGCTAACCAACTTCTTGTTGAACGCCTCCCTGTATGAAAGTGGTTCAAAGACCGTGATTGGACCTGAACCTGTCAGATAACCCCCTGGGATCTGAGACGCAATCTTGACCAGACGCGGGCATCGTCTCCATCCCTTGCGCATCACCGTTGGCACACGGTTAATGATGTCGCAGAGCTCTCTAGCCTCGTCAAGAATGATTGGAGATGACAATACAGATTCGGTGAGCTTAGGCATGATCAATATTTCTCTTATATCGTCTCCTTTAAACCTTGTCTTTTTTTGAGTTGGTTCTCACGTGTTTGTCCTAGTCAGCGCCAGAGGAGACAGGAATGAAGAGCTAGAGTTGTTCGACTGAACAGCACCAGTACATATCCCTGTCAAGAGGAGGAAAGCCTATTGGCAACGGTATTTCCGAGGAAAGTCATCTGGTTTGTCAAAGCTTTGATATTGGCCTGTTGCTCTTTGATGATGGTCAAATGCTGTGACAAGCTATTGTTGAGTTGAGCTATCTGGAGCTCCAGGATTACAATTCTTCCCTTCAAGTCTGAAGTATTACCACTGGACGACGGGGCGGTTGAAGCTTTGCTGCGTGGCATGGCAACTATAGGTGACTGGAGGTTGGGGGTGAAAGGAAGGGGTTTTTTTGAGTTGGTTCTCTTAACTGTTGCCAAGGAAAGAAACGCATAAGGTGCCGATAATTAAATGCCTTCTGCCGCTGTCTCTGCTTGAGTAGATCATTGCCTGTTTGTTTATATGTGGTGCTCGTGCAGAGACAGGTAAGAGAGTAGCCACTGCAGAATAGGTATCAACCTTCCCACGGCTTAGAGGTGATGCGAAGGTTGTTGGTAGCATTGCATATCTTACTCCACAAGCCTCCCATCTTTGGGATGTGGTAAGGGTTCCTTCCCCTCCCGATAAGCATGGAGGAGTAACGGTCTGTCTCTTCAGCAGAGGAAAGGATTTGGAGGATAACATCCTCAAGATCATCCTTCTTGACACTCTGGACGGAGGACCGGAAATAAGACACAGGGAAGCCCTTCCAGATCTGCCTGGTTCCTCCACCTCTGACTCTTGTTTCATAGCTAAGTCGAGACTTAAGAGAAGATACTCGTGTAGTAAAGATCTGAACAGTGATAGGTCCTACATTAGCAGAGATCCACTTTGACACCTTTTCCATCATCTCAGTGTCCTTGCCCTGAGGTACAAATCCATTCCCGAGGTACTCTAGTTCTCTGGCAAGTCTGTCGAGAGTATTATCCTGAATTGCCATTAAGTTGAGGATAGCAATCCACTCAGGTACCGAGATCACCCTCGGGTGGGTAACTGCTCCTTTAAGGATAGAGAGAGGATCAACAAGGACATTTCCCCATTCCTGTACAGCCCTTTCGGTAGAGGCATCTCCTATGGATTTAATTGTGTCACTATATCCTCCTGTAAGATCCGTTATCTCCTCTCTCAGCTTATCAGGCAGGGTAGAAATGTCGACTACCGAATCCATTCCTTTTTGAGCCTGTGTAATCATCTCTTCTACGAGAGCTGTAGTCTTAGAGATTCGCTCTTCAAGGGCATAGTCCAGAACATCCGCTCGGGTATCTGATGTCTGACTTCCTGACCCCAAGGGCTGGAGAGGTATGGTTCCGCCCCCTTGGACCTCCTGCTCGTCCCAGAGTGAGATGCAGTCCGACATTGTGCGCTGTTTCTGACAGTAATTGGGTACCGAGTAGTCTCTAACTAGTTGAAACAATTCTAGGTATGCTAGCTGGTCTTTTATTGAGTTGGTTCTCATCGGAGTTTGTGGATTGATTATGAAAATACTAAAAGAGTACTCAAATGACAGGAACACTGTTTGCCTGAACAGAGGAGAGAATCACTCGTCAAGCTCGTCCTCGACAGGCTCAATTTAGAAGGTTAAAACCGGTCTCCTGCTACAGTCATGAAGGTATCCTCAGGCTGTCAGAGTCATGAGACACGAATCAACGCATCAGTCAACGACTGGCACTGCAAGACCCTCAACCCAGACTCAATGGAAGAGGGAATGGCAGAGAAGTCGGAGACATTAGAAGCGGAGAGAAGGTCGGTGATAAGTTGTTTGGAGCGAGAAACAAGTACCCTTTGGGGCTGGCCTTTAGCTTCCCTCAGGGCTAGTCTGAGGATTGACTCCACTGTGCCACGCGAGGATTCTTCTACCAGAACCTGCTCCGGCAAAACTGTGGGCCTGTGTTGGGAACCTGTCACTACAACCCCTTGATTGGACTTGGAGGATCCACTCCAGTTGCCACCAATCCGCTTGGTCAATGATTCCAGCTCCTGGGCACACTCCCTCTCATGTCTAGCCTGGGCCTGTTCAAGATCTGAGACTCTAGCAGACAGTGCTGACAGGGCTGCGCCAATGTCACCAGGGTTGAGGATGAGTCGACTGGCCTGGTCTTCTCTGGTTATCTCCTGTGTCTTTGCAGATGCAAACGAACCAGTTGAACTCTCCCCTGAGCTAAAGAATGCACCGGGTACTGCTGACTGGGTAGCAGTTAGAGGTTCTTTTATAGAGTCCTCCAACCTTACCATCCAGTCCTTATAATCGTGCTTGAGAGATACCTGTTGAGGCTTTGCTCCCTTCCTGACTGTCTTTTTTTCTCGGGGGCCCTTTGGGGTTCTGGGGGGCTGAGCAGTGGGTGATGATGGAGGGGGCACTGGGGAATGAGCCTTAACAGTTGGGTCTCCAGCCAGTTGTGTCCCCCTTTCAACGGAGGGTGTCATATCAACCTTGATCCCGGCCTTAGATTTAGCCCTTTCACTCTCAGTGAGTCCAGAAGCAGATAACACTGATCGTGGAAACATACTTATTCCCGTCTTCAAGATGAATGGCTTGACATCACCTGATAGAACCTTCCGGTGGGACTTAGGGGGCTGAACCGTGCTCGCAGGTCCTTGGACAGTGGTATCAGCCCTTGCCACAGAATTCTCCTTATTGGCTGTATCTGGCTTATCAGCAGGCTGTTCAGGGCCAGCATCAGCCTCTTGTATTACCTCATCGGCCCACATCTGCTTGGCCTCTGTTGGTCTGGTACCAGCAGTGTCCTCATCAGACGGAGTAAATAGGTGCTCGGCGGATGGAACACTGGACGACTGAGGGGGAGATGGGTCGGTCAGTGCAGTCCTGGCAGAAAGATGGCCATCAGCTACCTTCGACTGAGGAGATTGGTGATCTTCACCGTGATTGGCTGTCGGTATCTGTTTGCTCCCTCCAGGGGAGGAAACTGATTGTTCTTCTAGCACAGCCAAAGCTGACAAGAGCAATGACGGGTCCCTCATGACCGACGCGAACTCTGGGCTGGAGACAGTAGTGTCATAGTCCATCTTAACGTTTAAGCTTCCAGTACCAATGTGGTTTGTGTCGTGGCTTAAAGGAGCCTGGTAGGGAAAGGTCTTTTATTGAGTTGGTTCTCACAGTTTGGGTTAAGGGGGAGTCAAAGAGACAAGTCAGTCAGAGAGACAAAATGCCACCCATTAAGAACTGGGTGTCAGCGAGAGAAAGAGGTATGAGATTTCACGGAACACTCAAGCCACTCCTTTAGGTTTAACTGAGGTTGATGAAGGGGAAGGCAGATCCACTAGTGGCAACCCAAGAGCCGCAGCCACATTGTCTCCCTGGATGGCCTCCCTACGAGTTGTAGCCGCGTAGGAAAAGAACGTTTGGATCAAAGACGCATAAGACGTGTCATCACCCTTGTACGCCTGGAATGTCGGGTCTGTTTGCTTCTTCCAGGCAACGGCCACAGCAGAAAGGCGTCGCATTTCCTGTCGGTTGAAGATTGTGTTGTTATCGGTACTAAGAAGTTTCACAAACCACCTAGGGTCTTCAGGCATAGCATTGAGGGTCTTAAGGTCACGAGCCAACACCAACAAATCAGGTCGTAACTCTGGGATGTTAACCATCCAAGGGTTAGCGACAACACATTCAATGGCAGCTTGTGCGTGTGCAAGCTGTGACCCTTTGAGGAGCTTGAAGGCAGTCATAATACAATCCATAGGCGGAGATGTGTGCACAGCCACCAGCTGGGACAGAAGAAGTCGAGCAGTGGTTGACTTGACCTCGGGGTATTCCACAAAGGAATAGGCGATCTGATTAATCACCTGCATAGTTGGGCCGAACTGCTTCCCAGGAAAGAAAACCTGCTGGGCTGAGGTTAGATGATGCTTGCCTATGAGAGAGTTTGGACGGCCGTCTGTGAAGGGGGACGGAGCACTCTCGTCCACATTCTTTCCTAGGCAGAACATCAAGACGGAGAGGCCGCAGAACACAGGAATGGTCTGTACAGACTGGAACACTGCATCATCTATGGGTAACATGAGTGGAAGAGCTTCGGGAGCATCTTCCTGGATGGTCATCCCTGCACCAAAGGCAGACAGCACAGCATCTTTAGACATCTTGACCACTGTCACCCCTATGGATGTCATGGCAACATAGTGCTCAATGAACTGTGGAAAGGCCAAGCAAAGGCAGCATATCACACATCTCGTAGCATCAATGGGCTTGACAAACTTAGTCTTCATGGTAGAGAGCACTGCTCCAATACATGCATCCACCTCCTCTTGTGTCAGGGAGGTGAGAGGGTCAAGAATGCGGATGTCACCAAACTTGGAAAGTGTCACACTTGGGATGGTAAGGTTGACAGGCATCGTTCAAGGCTGGAGAGGAGAAATAGTTCTATCAAGGTTTTTATAGTTGGTTCTCAGTTTGTTGTAATTATCGGCAAGTGGGGGGAGCCCCTCCACACACCACC